GTCTTCAGTCAACCACTTGAAAAAGTTTGATCTGACATATTCAACAAGTTCGGGAATAGGCTGTCGGTTGACAAGGTACTCATGGAATAGATCCGTGTAGTCTGAGTTGCCTGCTTCGACGTTGACAGCAAGGGTTTCAGACTCATGAAGTCTCCACTCCTCAAACATTTCAGGAAGAGTTCTCTTGCCTGTAGTAATGAAGATTTGATATGCATCCACCTCACGACCGAATGCAATCTCATTCATGTAACGAACATCGTCTTGAATAATGAGGTGTTCAAACCTGTCTTCATTCCTTGACTTGAGGAAAGTCTCAACTTCAATAAGCATATTGACTTCTTCCTTGACCTTGTTTACCCAGTAATCAGGATCTTCCTTTCGCCTTTGGGCACCAAGTTTCTGACAATAACGACGATACTCTTCAGGGTTTTCATTTTTGGTGATTCCTTTTTCCTTTGCCTCTTTCTTCAGTGCTTTGGCAAAAGGAATAATGACAGGAATATATCCATTCTCCATGGCTACATCATGAATGATGCTAGCAACGGTTGATTTGCCTGCTCTTCCTGCACCACACAGTTGAATGAATTTCATAAGTTCTCCTATGGATTAAATATACTACACTTATCAACAAGTATAGTCAATGTGTTTCAGACCAGTTACTACCGACGCGATACTCTGCATCGGTTTTAATCTTGCAACCAAAGTAATCACCAGCACGCAAGGCACAGGTGCATACTTCGCGACCAAGATCATGAGCGATGTCAGGTGAGCATTCGATTTGAATTTCGTCATGGACATTGGCAACCCATCGCCATTGATTTGGAAACATTCTATTGAGATACATATCACAATAACATGCCCATACCTTGGCAATGTGGGCACCAGAAGATTGCAGCAATGTATTGAGGGCAGCGTGTGCAGACCTGACTGGAATATCTCGCCAGTTGAATGGTCTTACGCAACCATGAGCATGAGTTGAGAACTCACAATCCTTGATGACTCTGCGAAGACCCGGAATGTTCTTGAGTAGTTGGTTCTTGGTGTCTCTTGCTTGACGAGCAGAGGAGCCAATGACACTACCAAACTTTGCATCACCACCACCATACAAGAAACAATAGATGGCACTCTTTGATTTGCTGCGTGAGTCAAGACCCATTGCATTTTGATTGTGAGTATGAATATCACCTTCAAGAATCTGCTTTGCATATGCACCGTCATCATACTTGTGAAGATAGTGTGCAAGCATTCTCAACTCCAAACCAGATAGGTCGGCACCAACAAGAACCCATCCCTTGCGAGGGACGACTAGAGACCTTGCTCTCTTGTCGCTGCTGACTTGCTGCATGTTGGGGTTGTTGGATGTCATGCGACCAGTGACAGTGCCTAGGATATTTATATTACCATGAAGCCTGTTGTCACGGCTACACTTGGCACGAAGGATCCAGTCTGAGATCTGAGATAACAACTTGGTCTCATCAAAGTATTTGACCAGTATCTTTGCCTCGGGGTATTCCAACTTGGCAAGCACGGATCTATCAACCTTTGGGTTTCCCTTGTCGGTTGTTGGAGGATTCCAACCATACTTCTCATTGAGACGCTCTGCAATCTGTTGACGAGAACCCGGATTGAATACGGTGATCTTGTCCTTGAGTCTCTTGCCAGTTTTGTCTGACCACCTTTCTTCTATCTTATCTGGAAAGATCCTTTGCATTTGATCTTCGATCTCAGCCTTGTCAAGCATGAGTTGTTTTTCATTTTCCTCTGCTTGTGCAAGATCAAAACCAAAACCATTTTCCACCTGACTAGAGATGATCTTGGCAACATTCATTTCCATGGCTATTGCTTTTTCATTCTTCTCTCTGAACTCTTGCTGATACTTGTAGATCTTTGCAGTGACCACGGTATCTTGAACGCAGTAGTCCAACATGTCTTGGCAGAATGCATCAAACCCACCAGTGTACTCTGTCTTCTGATCTCCAAGCAGGAGACCCCATGACTTGAGTGAGTGGGATTGACCCGGAAGCATGGGCTTGTCGGGCCAGATCAAACGAGACACAACCAAAGTGTCATACACTTTCTTGTAATTAACTTTCCTTACAAGTCTATTTAGCAATGGCAAGTCATAACCAAAGATGTTGTGACCAACAACAAGATCAGCAGACTCAAGAGCCTTGATGAATTCTTCAAGTTGATCTTTGGTATAGGACTTACACTCGCCAGTCTCAACATTGCAAGTTGCAGCACACCAGATGCGAGTAGCCTCTGGAATGCATTCCCCTTTTCTATTAATTGTTACTTCATTCAGACCATTACCTTCAATGTCAAATGCCAATACTTCCATAATTGTATAGAATTTCTCCGTCTGGGGTTACGGTAAACTCCACCTCTTGCAATCTACTTGTGTCCTTGTTGTAGTACAGGGCACAACCAATGCCACAGGCACCAGTCTTGCGATTCTTAAGAACACGAATGCAAGTTGTGTTTGAGATGTTTGGATCTGGATGCTGCCTGTTTCTTTCAAGTGCAAACACATAGTCTGCAATCTGAGCAAGCGAACCAGAACCACGAAGATCGCTGAGTGAAATCCTATCACCTTCATCTACGTTCTTGTCAGTCTTCTTGATGTGTGATACGACATGGACAATAACACCAGTACGCTCGACCAATGCTCTTAGTTGCTTCATGACATCATCGAGGATCAACCTTTCAGAGTTGCCATAATTGTCTTGCTGACTGAGAAGCATGTTGCCAAGCAAGGTGATGTGATCAACAACAAGAACCTTGCAACCAAGTGCAACAGCCATGTACTCAAGACGAGACATTACATTGTCGATGTTTGAGTTGCCGATGTGATCATAGATGTACAACGGGTAGTCGCCAATCTCCTTGCGGGCAGCACCATACTCCTCATCGGATAGGTTGTCTGCAACACCAAGATCGACTTCACTTCTGTTGAACTTCTTCCTAAGATTATTGAGTTGTCGTTGACCCATGATCTTACGCACATGCTTGCCTAGTTTGAGCGAGATGAGATCATCAACAGTTGACTCTGGAGATTCCTCCAAGAAGATGCAACCAGTGGGATTGCCTTGTTCAAGGTGATGAATCAAGATCTCCTTGATGATTGAGGATTTGCCATGACCAGTGGCAGAAGTCCATAGATACAATCTTCCACTGTCTTGACCAACCATGAAGTTGGTTAGGTTTTCCCAAGGGAACTCATACAGGATTGATGGGTTGTTGTTTTCACCAGTGACCTGAGACACATGCAGGATGCTGTCGGGACTGTGGGTCTTGGCATTCCAATAGGCTTGGAGCAGTTGCTTGCCTTCTCCAGCAACCAGCATCTCATTGGGATCCTTGCGGGGCAGGTCCATGATCTTGACCTTGCCCGGAGGGAGGATCTCTGCAACTTCCTTTGCAGCCTTGCGACCCGGATCATCCATATCGAAACAGATGACGATGGTATCGAATGATGCAAGGAACTCATAGTTGTCCTTGATGCTTCGTGCTGCACCCTGTACTCCGGTTGGAATGGAGACCACAGGATACTTGTTGTCGAACAATTGAGACATGCTTAGGCAATCAATGGCACCTTCTGTAATGAGAATGCGTGGACCACCACGTTCCCATATATGCTGACCAAACATCTGTAGTTGCTTGGTGTTGCCAATCCACTTGAAGTCCTTGTTCTGGATGTTGCGAATCTTTTGTGCTTGCAACATGCCATCGGAACCATAATAGTTCTCGATCTCGACGTGTCGATCCATTGTGTTGCACGTCTGATACCTGAACTTTCTACAGGTGTCGGCATTGATGCGGCGATGGGGAAGCATTTCAATGTCGCCAGCAATTGGATTGAAGTCTCTTATAATGTTTTCATCTCTCACTTCCGTCATGTACTTTTTGTCCCCTTTCTCATAATAGCCACAAGCAAAGCAATACTTGTGGTTGTCATCATAGATGGCTAGATTATCACCAGATGTATCACCACCATTTGATACACACTTGGGGCATGACTGTCTCTCTACAACTTTGCTATCTGTTGCTTCTAAACTCATTAGTCTCCCTTGTCAGAATGAATGACCAAACAAGTGCAACCACAGAAACAACAATAAAGATTGAAGTTGGTGTGATTAAAATCAGGAAAGGAATCCAAAGGGATACATTGTCAGACACGGCAGCGGCACCAAAGCCAATCATGCCAAGAAAGAAAGCGATCCAATTGGTTGTGAAATAAATTCTTTCAAGGTCAATGTGCTTCATCCAAAACCTCCATTACACTGGGAGGATCTGAGTTCTCCACTTCAAGCGAAATGGCATCGTCGATCTCTGCCCACATGTTCTTCATAAACTCATTCTTGCTGTTTCTATCATTGTTGTAGACAACGAAGAAGTCATCATCATCACCAAACACTTCTGCTTCTTGGAAATGATAACCCTCAACACACCATCTTGTTCCGAAGTTACCACCAACAGTGGTGTCATCCTCCATCCAATATACTTCAACATCTGCATTGACATTGTATGTGATGTTGTTATCAACCACTACAAACTCAAAGTTTCTTTGAACGGTATAAACTGGATTGTAATGCATGTTTGTTTCCTTTAGAAAAAAATAGGGAAGCCTATTGCTAGACTTCCCTTACCATCCCATGACGGGTGGTGTAGTAGATTTCATTAAATATTTCTTTGCACCAATTCATGCACAGACAACATGGTCTGGACATTCTCCATTGATTGAGATAACCAAATCTAAAATTGACTAGTGTATACTTCTTGCACTTGTCTTTTACTTTGATCCAAGCATCCAACTCCGAATGCACTTCATCGAATCTATATTTATATGAAGCAGCAAGGGGATGGGTCTTACGCTTGTTGATACCAACTGCAACAAGTCTTGACTTGTGCAGTATGATTGACACATGCTTGAACTTTCTTCCCTTAAGCAAAGGGAGTTGTTTCAATGCGAGATTTTCCAGAGCATCTATGTTCATGCCTTTTCCATTGCAACTGTGAAGTAGCCATCTTGATCAGGCTCAGCCCAATTCTTGCTGACATACAAGCCAATGATTTGGGAGTCATCAATCCACAGTTTCTTGTTCATTAAATCCATGACGGCTTTGGCTAGGTTATCGACATCGGACTTTGGGAATGATAACTTGGTTGTCTTTGGTCTCTTGCAAAAGCATTTGATATCGACCATCAATACATCATCAAAAGGAGTGAATCCTTTGAGCATTTCAGAGACAACCTTTGATCCTTCTTCCCTGAACCGCTTGTAGGCACCCGTGTAGTAGGAACCATGCCTACCAACACGGGGCCTAGAAGCGGCAACTGGACTCACCGGGAAGGTGAGTTCAATCATTAGAAGGGAATGTCATCGCTGGATTCGGCAGCACCGGCTCCAACGAAGCCTCCATCAACAGTACCCATGCCGGAACCACCGCCGGAACCCGGCTCGTAGTTACGCTTGATCAACTGGATCTTCTCCATGTAGAAGGAGACCGAGTTGTCTCTGGCAATGAGTGCTGGAGTAACCTTGACTCTCACCACATCCGAACCAAATGGAATGGTTTCAGTGGGCTGGTCATTGCTGTCAAGCACAGGGAATGTC